CTCTCTGATTACTACTGGCGATAAAAAGCTGGCGGCCACAGCCGAAACGGAAGTGCGTATTGACGACCGCATTGAGATCGACGGCAAAGCATGGCGGGTGGTGCAGCCTAATCCGGTTAAGCCTGCCGATGTACTCATCTCCTACAACATCCAGTTGAGGGCGTGACTATGGCCAGCTCTGTTAATCAGCCGTTCCTGGCTGCCATTCAGTTATTTGTGGATAGTTCGAAGCGGGAGATGGATCAGGTAGTGCGCCGGACGGGCATTAAAATCCTCGCTCAATTGGTTGAGATGTCCCCGGTGGGCCAGCCGGATATCTGGCAGGTCAACCAGACCGCGACGGCTTACAACACTGCGGTGCGGGAGCATAACGCGGCCCTTCGCGATGACCCTACCAACCTGACCAAATCGGGACGGCTTAAGCGTGGTCTGCGCGTAAATGACTCGATGGACATCAAAAAGCCTGAGGGCTATGTCGGCGGGCGCTTCAAAAACAACTGGTATGTGGGTTTCGACAGCCAGCCTACTCAGTCCAACGATACACCGGATGCTTCCGGCCAGGGTTCAAACTCCCGAGGCATGGCGGTGCTCGAGGTGTTCAGGGTGGGCCAGGTCAGCTCGATTTACTTCACCAATAATCTGCCTTATGCGGCAGCGCTTGAGAACGGGCACTCTGGTCAGGCGCCCGGCGGCATGGTGGGTATCACTGCGCTGGATGCCGCGCAAATGTTCCGTGAGGCAATGAGCGAGGTGCGCAATGGCCAGTGACCAGTCAATGCGCATCGCTGGCCTGCTGGAGAGCCGTGTTGCGGTTATCTGCTCGTCGCTTGGCCTGCCGGTGGCCTGGCCGAACATCGCGTTCACTCCCCCGGATAATGTGCCATACGGGCGCGTTTATATCCTGCCTGCGCAGACTGTAGGGCATGATCTGGAAGGCCATCTGCGTACGTACCAGGGCATTCTCCAGCTCAACATCATTGCGCCAGCAGGCAGCGGCGTGACGCAGGCCAGGGGGCTGGCAACGTCTGTCGCAGATGCCTTCCCCGAAGGACTGCCGCTGGTGGACGGGGATTTGACGGTTTACATCAACGGGCCACCGCAGGTACGTCCACCGATACAGGATCGCCCTACATCAGCACCAAACGGCAGTAGCGGCTCCATCACTTACACCACTCCCGTCAGCATGCAGTACCGCGCTGATTACTGACCCGCCATCCGGCGGGTTTTTTATTTCCTCACTTCAGGAGAATGCAATGGCATTCGCAATCCCTAACGGGTCACGTGTGAACGTGGCCAAGGCCTATCTTGCGCCGATTGTCTTCACAGCAGCCTCCAACGCGACGGAATGCGAACTGACCGTTGCCTCCGCTGCCGGGATCCTTGCGGGCGATGTCGTCCAGGTAAGCTCTGGCTGGCTCAAACTCGATAATATGGTGCTGCGCGTTAAATCGGTGACCGGCACCAAAATTGTGCTGGAAGCGTTTGATACCACCGATACCAAGAAATTCCCGGCGGGCACCGGCGCAGGCACACTGCGCAAAATCGACTCGTGGATCACCATGCCTCAGGTCATGACGCTCTCTACCGAAGGCGGCGACCAGCAGACCATCAGTGTCCAGTTCCTGGAAGATGATAAGGCCCGTACCATCCCGACGTTTAAAAACGCCGTGGTTCAGGTCTATACGTTCGCCCACGACCCGCAACTGGCAATTTACAAGCGCCTCATCGACCTGGACGACTCCAGCGACACCACGGCGGTCTGGTTCCACAACCCTCGCGGGAAAGCGGATCGTTACTACTCTGCCAAAGTGTCGTTCCAGCGCGTGCCACGTACTGAAATCAACGCCGTGGAAAGCAACGAAGCGCGCATGAACTTCGAATCGGATATGCAGATTTACCCGATCGCCGACTCCTCCGCTATGCCGCTGGCCTTCCTGACTGACCTGCCTGCAACCAAATCGGTCGCTTCTGGTTCTGCGCTGGATCTGGCGGTGGTCATGCAGGGCGGTTCCGCGCCTTACACATACGTGTGGAAGAAAGGCGGTACCGCTATCCCGGGCAAAACGGCTTCGACGTTCAACATCCCGTCTGTGGCATCCGGCGATGCTGGCTCTTACACCAGCGAAGTTACCGACGCCGCGGGCAAGACCATTACCTCTGGCGCGTGTGTCGTCACGATCAGCTAACCACTCTGGCCCGGTTCGCCGGGCTTTTTTACGGCCCCATCCTGCATCCTTCTAAGGAACCGAAATGACCCAATTCTCTCTGATCCCAAACCCGACCTTTCCCGCCACTGCCAGCATCCCGCGCGCTGGTGCCGAAGACGGCAAGCTGACCTTAACCTTCCGCCATAAGACGCTCGAAGAGCTGCACGCCATGGATGAGAAGCTGCGTAAAGGTGCCGAAGGCAAAAAGTCCCTTATCGAGCCACAGGCCGACTACCTGATGGAGATCGTTGATGGCTGGGCACTGCCTGACGAGTTTAACCGCGATAACGTGGTGGTCCTCCTGCAGAACTACCCGCGCGCGTTCGACAACATCGGCATGGCCTATACCAAAGAGCTGATGGGTGTACGAGAAAAAAACTGAGGCAGGTCGCCGCAGCGTTGTACACGCCAGGACCGACTCTCGCGGAGTTAGCCGCTTTTGGTTTGACGCCTGAGGACGTGGAGGAAGAGGTGGGGATCCTGCCGTCGGTATGGAAATCATTCACCATCTTCTCTGCACTGGCGACTCAATGGCGCGTTGGCGCGGGCGGGGCGACCGGCCTTGATTACAACGTTCTCCCCTGGGTGTTTGAGTTACACGGGGTTGAGGATGCGGCGGCCTGCATGGCTGACCTTCAGATTATGGAAAGCGAGGCTCTCAAAGTAATGCACAAGGAGACGAAATAATGACAGACCAGATCGCCTCGATTACTTTGCGGGCCGATGTTTCTGACCTGAAAACTGCCAGCAATGAGCTGGATAAACTCGGTGAAGCCGCGGCTGGTGCCGTTGGCAAAGCTGATGACCTTAACAGCGTATTCCGCGCTGGTGCTGAGTCTGCAAAGCAGGGTAGCGAAGGCATCAAGGAGCAGCAGGCTGCGCTGAAAGGCCTGCTCGAGAATATCGATCCGGTAAACAAAGCGCTGAACCGGCTGGACGAACAACAGGCCGCGTTGCGTAACTTCCAGACCAAAGGCTTTCTGGATACCGATGATTTTCAGCATTACAACAAAATCCTGGACGATACCCGCCTTAAGCTGACGGATACCGGCGAAGCAGCTGCGCGTGCCCAGGCAGAACTCGCAGCCACTCAGGCGGCAGAGAAGCAATCAGCCGCGCTGAAGAACCTGCTGGGTTCAATCGACCCGACGATCCGCGCGTTCAACTCGCTGGACGAGCAGCATGCGCAGCTGGTGGCACACTTCGAAGCAGGGCGCATTAACGGCACCCAGTTCGAGCATTTCAACACCATCCTCAACCAGACGCGTGAACGGCTCTCTGGCGTGGCTGACGTGCTGCCTGAGGCGCTATCCCGACAGGAGGCCGCTGCACGCCGCGCTGGAATTTCTGTGGGGCAGTACAGTGCTGCGCTGCGCACGCTCCCGGCACAATTCACCGATATCGCCACGCAGCTGGCTGGTGGGCAGTCTCCGTTCCTGATCCTGCTCCAGCAGGGCGGGCAGATTAAAGACCAGTTTGGCGGGGTTCAGGGGGCACTTACTGGCGTCGGCGAATACATCCGCAGCATGGCCGGTATGATTAACCCAACCACGATTGCGCTGGCCGGTCTGGTCGGCACCATCGGTCTGCTGGCTGCTGCTGCATACAATTCGTCTCAACAATTCGATCAGGTGGCGCGCTCAGTCATCATGATGGGGGGCGCTGGCTTCGCCTCGATGCAGCAGCTTAACCAGGCCGCTGAGGAGGTCGCCGGCAAGACGAACACATCTATCAGTTCCACCGTGGATTCGCTGGTTACGCTGAACGATACTGGCAAATATACCGCCAGCCAGATGAAACAAATTGCCACCTCCATCACCCTCATGGGCAAGGCTGGAAGCGACACCAAAGCGGCAATGTCCGACTTCGGCAAAATTGTCAGCGATCCGGTAAAAGGGCTGGCCAGCCTGAATGAACAATATGGCTTTGTCGATGAAACCATGATGAAGCACATCATTCAACTGCGAAAGCAGAAGGGTGAGCAGGCGGCGGTTACCGAAGCTATTGAGTTGTTCGCAGGCGTAATGGCAAAGCGTGCAGAGGAGACCAATAAAGCGACCGATAATATTGGTCAGACGTGGGAAAGCCTCAAGAAGAGCGCTTCTGATACCTTTGGTGACATCGGTATTACAGTACGCGCCTGGGGAAACCAGATAATCGATATTTTCGAACTGGTTAAGTCCTCCATCAAAGATCTCTTCCTCAATATCACCTTACTGGATGCCAAATTCACCGGCACTTTAGCTGGCTGGGCTGAGAAAATACCTGGCGGTGGGGCAATTACGGACTTCCTCGGCATGGATGTCGAGGCCATGAAAAAGGCTGGGGCAGAAGCTGACAAAGAGATCGCGGCGAACAAAAAACGCTACGCCGAACTCTGGAAGCGAGTCACTGCGCCTAATGTACAGGCAAGCTATGAAGCCGAAGCGCGAGGGTCCACGGTAAAAGGCGAGGGGGGATCCAGTCGCAAATCGAGAGACGCAGTCTCGAAGCTTGCAGAAGATTCTGCGAAAAAGACCAAACAGGCAAGAGCCACGCTGGATGCTGGCGATCGCACCCTGGAAAACTACCGCGCCCAGGCCAGAACCCTAACGGAAACGCTCGAAACCCTGCGTCGGACGGGGGATATTCACGCCAAAAACTCTGAGTTCAGTAAGCAGCAATCCCATTTTGCTGAATTGGATGAGGCCGCTAAAACCCGTGCGCTGACTGCGCAGGAGAAATCTCTTCTCTCGAGTCGTGAAGCCATCCTCAACGCTGCGAAGGTTGTGGATCAGAAAAACAAGGAAGTTGAGGCCCAGCAGAAGATTAATGGCCTGGCGCAGCAGGCAAACAAATACGCCACTCAGATGGCTGAGAAGACAGCAGCCCTTCGAAGCGGGTCCGGCTTGAGTAGCCGAATGGCTCAGCGAATGAATGAGGAGGCGCAACTCCGACAAGGGTGGTTAAATGGTGATGGAAAGCTTGAAGATGCTGGTTATGAAAAAGAGTTGGCAGCGCTTCGGAATTATTATGCTGAAGAGGATAAGCTACGCGGTGATTGGAAAGCTGGTGCTGTAAGCGGCTGGAATGAGTATCTGGACGCCGCCACGAATACCTACGATGCCGTAAAAAACGTTGCCAGCTCCACGCTAACAGGCCTGAGCGACATGCTGACCGAGCTTATGACAACCGGCAAAGCGTCGATTAAAGAGTTCGGCAAGTCGATGCTCAAGATGATCCTGGATGTGACGAACCGCCTCATGATTGCCTATGCAGTGCAAGCCGCAATGGGGTGGATTAGTGGTGGCTCTGGGGCTTCGGCTGAGGGCGGACAATCATTCGCTGTTCCGTCATTTACCCCGAATGCAAAAGGCGGAGTCTATGAGTCTCCGGGACTCAGTAAGTACGTGAATGGCGTCTATGATACACCTCAATACTTCGCGTTCCAGGGAGCCTCGAAGTTTGCCAAAGGCGGTGTCTTTGCTGAGGCCGGTGCTGAGGCGATTATGCCACTGACGCGTGACTCAGCCGGACGGCTTGGAGTAAGGGCGCAGGGTGGGGGTGGTGCGCAGCCGCAGGTCAACATAGATATTTATGTGGATAATAAGGGCAATGCAACATCAAACACATCTGGAGACGGAAGCGCTGCAGCGCGTGCGTTAGGTAAGGAAATAGAAACTAAGGTGGCGGAGATCCTTGTGAGGGCCGCTCGAAGCGATGGCCTCCTTGGTAGGCAGTTCCAGTCCAAATAAGCACGGTCTTAAATTCTGAGATGGCAATATCACCCGTACCTGGTTACACCGATGCCTCCCTTGGTTATTATGCTCGAAACCATACTAATCAGGGGATGATAATGAAAAAGGTCTTCACGACTGTGGTGTTAGCAATGGC